GCCGGGATCCAGCAGAGCCGGGAGAGATGCAGAGTTTAGTGTCGCTGCCCCTAGTTTTTTAAGAAATGTTTTGCAGGATATGTTAAATCAAAACTCTACAAAAGAGTTAATGCTTAACGCCGATCAGTTGAAGGAAGCGTTAAGAAAAGGAATTGACTTTCCCTCTGATTCTCCAGCATTCAATAATGTTGTAGGTACAAATACTGCACCGAATCTTGCATCTCGACTTAGACCTGATTTAGATCAACTTAAAAGGTTTCCAGAGGGGTTTAACAAAGTTGACTTCGCCGCCTTAGAAATTTCAAAAGCGATTGAAGACTTTGCCATTGAAAATATAAACAGAGGCATGAAACGAGCTTCAGCAAGTGGGTATTTCAACAACAGACGTACATCTAATGTCTTAGACGCAAGTGAAGATTCAATTATGTTTGTTAGGGGTCTACTGAGCGAAATTCCTGACAGCAGACAGGTTGATTTTAAGTCTATAGTTAAAGAGCAAGAAGCTTTTAATATTAGAAAACAAGAGGCCGTGCAAGATAGAACAGACATAACGAACCTTCAAATACAGGCAGATAAAGTTACATCTCGTGTAAACGAAAAGCGTGACAAAATATTTCGCCCAGAAAGTGATGAGCTTGTTGAGTACATGTATAAAAGTCAATATGTGGGTAAACCGATAAGAAACACAGATGTTGAATTTGTTCCTAATCAGCCTTTTAGGAATCAAAAGCAGGCTGCTCGTCACAATATAGCGATGGTCATTAGAGATGCTAGAGCACAGGGGGTAAAGAGAATTTACTTTCCTGATTCCAAGGATGTGGCAAAACTTAGAGGGCAGGATCCATCAGCGTTTAAAATTACTTATGACGAGGCTCCTAAAAAATATATAGAAGAGCTAAAAAAGGAATTTCCTGATCTTAGCACAGGCAAACTGACTCCAGATGAGTTTGTAGAAAATCATATAGGTGATTCAAATGTAGATCATCCAGTGACTTATTTAGATTTAGACTTTAGTAAGAGCGATGAATCGATAATTGGTAGAGATAACTTACTGCCTCGCAGATACAAGCGCGGCGGCAAGGTTGACATGCGTTCTGGTATAGGCGACTTATTTAAGGTATATTCATAAAATGCGAACAGATAAACAGATAATGGCGGTGGCGTTGAAAAATATTCAGTCTCTTACTGACCCTGAATATGATCGTTATATTGAGATCAAGAAAGAGCGTCAGGTACAAACCAAGAGCGTCGGTGGCATGATCAAGGGCTTTAGTCCTATTGCCCGTCCACAAAGATTCAAAGGAGTGTTTTAATGTCCGGTAAAAAAACCAAGAGTGTTAAAGCAAAGACCACAGAAATGTCACCAGAAGCTTTAGAAGCAATTCGGGATACTGGAAAAACTTTTAAACCTAAAAAAATGGAACCTGATAAGCCAATCAGTGAGAAAGACAAAAAAGACATTGGAAGCTTAATTAAGAATGCAAAGTCCGGCGGCATGAATGCTGTACCTTCCAAGTACGAAGGCTTTTCAAAGTTACCTGAGACTGTGCAGGAGAAGATAAGTCCGAAGCTGGCAGGTAAGTACAAGACTGGCGGTATGAGCAAGGCTGTACTAAAAGCTCGTGGCGGAACTTTTAAAGGAACATTTTAATGGCATTACCTCCACAGATGGTTGCACCTGCAATGGGCCCCGGCGGACCGGGGATGACCGCAGAAGAACAGATGACCGAGGTCCAAGTACCTATGGATCAGCAGGAAATGTTACCTCCGGGCATTGAGATTGTTGGCGAAGAGCAGATGATCGAGGTTGAGGCTGAAGAGTACGATCACAATGCTAACTTGGCTGAAGTACTTGATGACTCGGTACTTGGAGCTTTGTCCTCGGACCTTGGTTCTAAGGTAGATGAGGACAAGTCTTCTCGTGAGGAGTGGGAAGAGACTATATCGAAGGGTTTAGTATTACTGGGGATTAATTACGAGGAGCGTTCCGAGCCGTTTCTTGGTTCGTCTGGTGTAACGCATCCGTTATTGAGTGAAGCTGTGACGCAGTTTCAGGCGCAGGCATACAAAGAGATGTTGCCTCCGGGTGGTCCTGTAAAGACGCAGATACTTGGTCAGCAGACTAAGGAAGTTGAGGATCAGGCCCAGCGTGTTAAGGACTTTATGAATTACCAGATTACGGAGATAATGGAGGAGTTTGATCAGGACACGGATCAGATGTTGTTTTACCTTCCGATTACTGGTTCTACATTTAAGAAGGTTTATTTTGATCCGACACGGCAACGTGCTGTGTCTAAGTTTGTTCCGGCTGAAGATTTGGTTGTGCCGTATGCTGCATCAGATTTGCGTACAGCGGAGCGTTACACACATGTCGTTCGTATGAGCGAGAATGAAATCCGTAAGTTACAGGTAGGAGGTGTATATCGAGATGTTGACTTGTCTGCAACAGAAGATGAAGAGTCTGACTCAACAATTCGTGGAAAGGCTGACGAGCTTCAGGGATTGCGCCCGGGATACAGTGACGAGCTTTATACTATCCATGAAGTCCATGTTGATCTTGACCTTGAGGGATTTGAGGATCTGGATGAGGAAGGTGAAGCTACGGGTATCAAGCTGCCGTATATCGTCACTATGGACGGTGATTCGGGACAGATTCTCTCGGTAGTAAGAAACTATCGTGAGCAGGATCCAATGCGCCGCAAGCGTGATTACTTTGTTCACTTTAAATTCCTGCCCGGTTTTGGTTTCTACGGGTTTGGTTTACTGCATATGATTGGAGGATTATCTCGTGCCGCTACATCTATTCTCCGTCAGCTTATTGATGCGGGTACGCTCTCGAATTTACCGGGTGGTTTCAAGGCCCGTGGTGTTCGTGTACGAAACGACGATGAGCCTATTAACCCGGGTGAGTTCCGCGATATCGATGTTCCCGGCGGTGATGTTCGGAATTCTATTATCCCACTCCCGTACAAGGAGCCTTCTGCAACGCTGGCTCAATTACTCGGGGTGGTCGTTGATTCAGGTAGACGCTTTGCACAAGTTGCAGACACAAAGGTCGCGGATGTAAATTCACAGGCCCCCGTGGGAACAACGGTAGCTCTTATCGAACAGGGCTCGAAGATTATCTCAAGCATTCATAAGCGCCTACATTACGCACAAAAAGCAGAGTTCCGTATGTTAGCGGAGATCTTTGCTACGAATCCGATGCCGTATCCATACATGGTTGGTCCGAATGTCAACCCACAGATAATGGCACAAGACTTTGACGGGCGTGTAGATATTCTCCCTGTCTCCGACCCGTCAATCTTTTCTATGGCCCAGCGCTTGTCTCTTGCCCAGACACAGTTGCAGTTAGCACAGGCCGCACCGCAGATGCATAATCTGTATGAAGCCTATCGTCGGATGTATGATGCGTTGGATGTAAAGAACATCGACGCTATCCTACCCGCACCGCAGCCTCCACAGCCTAATGATCCGGCTATGGAAAATGCTATGGCTCTCAAGGGTGCACCTAGTCAGGCATTTAAGGAGCAAGATCATCGTGCTCATATCAGAGTGCATGCATCCATGATTCAGTCTCCTGCTATTCAGGCTAGTCCGCAGGCTTTCCTATTGTTGCAGGCTCACGTTCAGGAGCATGTGTCTTTGTTTGCTAGGGATATTGTTGAAGATGTATTCCAAAAAGCAGTTCAACAGGCACAGATGGCAGGAGAGGTAGTGCCACAGGTTGACCCAATGGCTGTTGAAGCTATGGTTGCACAGCAGATTTCAGAAACACTTGAACAGTTGGCACCTCTTCTTATCCCACCGCAAAAGCCTGACCCACTGGTTGAGATTCGCCAGCAGGAGTTGCAGAACGATACCACAGAGATCCAGCGTAAGATGCAGAATGATGCAATGGACTTCCAGATTGATCAGGCTAAGTTAGAGCAGTCGGCACAACTGGCTATGCAGCGTATGCAGGCACAGCAGGGTATTGCCAATGATCGTAACGAAGTAAACGTCTATCGTATTAACACTCAAGCTGATCTGAAGAGAGGTCAATGATGATGATGTGGGACATGCACAACCACACCACTAAGAAGCAGGCGGAAAAAAACAGGAAATCCAATGAAAAGCACAGCCACAAGGTTAAATGAGGCAAGCGAGGTCACGATACCTCTCCGCAACCTGATTAGTATGATTGCTTTTACCGGCGTTTCTGTTTGGGTTTATTTTGGTTTGGTTGAGCGTATCGCTTTCCTTGAGCATAACCTTGAGCTAACTATGCAAGAAGTAGAAGAGAATGATAACTGGATTGATGACTTTGAGCCGCCAAAATCTGTGCAGGACACTGTCAAGCGAGTGCATGATCTGGAGATTGAGTTAGCTCGAATAAAATTAATGTTAGGGGATAAGTAATGTTACAAGCTCTGATTGGTCCGGCGACCGAGTTAATTGGTAAGTTTGTCGAGGACAAAGACCAGAAGAACAAGTTGGCGCATGAGATTGCCACTATGGCGGAGCGCCATGCACAGGAACTTGCCAAGGGCCAGTTAGCTATCAATGCTGAAGAAGCCAAGTCACGGAATCTGTTTGTGGCGGGTTGGCGACCGAGCGTGGGATGGTGCTGTAGCTTGGCCCTATTCGCTCACTTTTTGGTCTTCCCGACTATGGATGTAGTGACTGCATATATGGGTGTTGAGGCAGTAGCGTATCCATCTTTTGATATGGACAGCTTAATGACTGTCTTGTTGGGTATGCTTGGTTTGGGGGGAATGCGTAGCTTCGAGAAGGCAAAGGGGTTAACCAAATGAGCTTTTTACGGAGACTATTAGACATGCTGTTTTTGAATAATCATGTAGGTGACATGGCGCAGCACAGAGTGCACACAACCAAGTATGAAGATCTGTGTAAGTAATGTCTGTCGAGACTTTTCTCAGGTGGAAGATCCTGCCGCGATTTATGATGCTGGCTAGTACGATAATGTCTTGGCGCTGCGCCGAATGGTTTATGGATTTACCAGACCCAACTTCGCAGCAATCAGCCTTTGTTTCGGTGGTGGTTGGTGCCATGACTGGCGTTTTTGGAATCTGGATGGGCCATGAGCACAAATAAACCTAGCCCGTGTGTAGGTATTTGTGTCTTAGACGAAGAACGTGTAAGATGTATCGGCTGTGGGCGTACCATAGACGAGATCATTAACTGGGGAAAGAAATGGCAGGACCAAGAATAAATCAGTTTGCAGATGATCTTGGTATCAACCGTTCTTCCGCAAAGAAACTTATGAAGAAAGCCCGTGGTCGCAAAGACGGCGGGTCAGAGACATTGGAGAAACACATGTCATCAGTTGCAAAGCCCCAGACCAAGGAAGAAGACGAAGAGACTAAGGAGCGGATGAGAAAGAAATTCGATCGTTCCAAGAAGCTCCGTGAAGCTCAAGAGGCAGAAATAAATGCCAAGGATGGCAAGTACATGTCATGTCGTGGCATGGGCAAAGCAATCCAAGGTGGAAAGTTCCGTGGAGTTAGCTAATGGGCAGGGAAGACGGCACTGATACAGTAGACAGCGTCGGCGGCTCGGCTTCTAGTGGCTCGGCTTCTAGCGGAATGTCGGATAACTTTGGCATGCATGACGACTCGTTCGGTCAGCAAGAGTATGGTGGGCCGAATAATTTAGGTGGATTAAGCGAAAATCATGTGAGAGCTTCGTTTAATGCCGTAAATCAAATCACCGATAAAAATCCTTACGGAAAAGATGGAATTTTTAGTCGAGTTCTTGGCATAGATCCATCTAAAATTGATTACTCAAATTTAATGGATTTAAATACTCGTTCTTCTATTGCGAACAACCAGTTTTCAAAATTTGCAAATCCAACAAACACTCCGGGTCGGCTTGGTTATAACCGTCAATTTGATACCGCTCCTACGGGTCAGCTACGCTCGGGAGTGCAAAAAGCGAATTATCAGACCGCATATGGTCCTGTGATGGAGCAGGCTCGAAAGCAAGGCACAGGTGAAATGCTTGCTCGTGGAGCAATGGGTCTTGTTGGTGGACCCATTGGAATGGCCTTGGCTCAGTTGGGTACTAAAGAGTACGGCTTGCCCGGTGTGACTGGTTTTGATTCTTTTGATCCTAATAAC